TGCTGGAACGTGCTTCCGGAGGTTGGGAGTGCTTTATTAAGTGGTCTATGACTGCAATAGAGACTATGTGCAATTTCGTTAGGGAGAAGATTGGCAAGGAGCGCATTGAATTGTTCCAGAGCGCTGATGCTCCTGTTAAGCGTTGGGCTAGACAAGCCGACACGGTTATTTTGGAACTGAACACTAGTGCTAGTGATTTGAATTCAGACGCTATTGACACCTTAGTTAAGTTATTACAAGACGGACATGGGCTTAAGGAGTTTTTTCGAGGAACTCCCACGGCTAGAAGCATTGACGAATACATGGCTAAATTATATAACATTTTGTTGCCCTACCAGGGCTCTTTGAATTCTAGATACAATTTCAGGCTTGAGCCTGAGTTTGCTGTTTTGACGGGGGCGCCCGGCATTGGTAAGACTCTTATGACAATGTACATTTGTATGTCAGTTTTGAAGCTTAGTGGCTTAAAGGCTGACGCTTCTTATGATGAACTTAAGGCTTCTATCATGCAAATGTCCAACAGCAAATTTTATAACGGTTATTGCCAACAGGAGGCTTTTGTCTTTGACGATGCCTTTCAAGCTAAGGGCGATCCAACGGACGTCAACAATGAGTTTATGTCTATTATTAAAATGGTTTCGAGCTGGGCTTTTCCTTTAGATTTTGCCGACGTGGCCAGCAAGGGGAAAATATTTTTTGGCTCGAAGTTCCTGTTGGCTACCTGCAACACTAAGTCCATTGATCAGCAGGCCCGCAATTTTATACACGAGCCTGAAGCTGTTGTCCGTAGGTTTAGCCATCCTTATTATATTGAGGTTAAGCCACAATATAGAAATGAGACAGGTAGATTAGATTATAAGAAATACCAGGCGGAACTGGCTAAATGCGCGGATTGCAACGAAGGCCTTGACGCGTTTCCTTGGTACATGTGGAATGCATTTAAACACGATTTCATCACTGGAGTTTCTTCAAATACCGCGACACCCATGCGTGACGTTGTTCAGAGCATAGCCGACAATTTGCGTGAGAAAATTGAACGGCACGGCAGGGCTGAGCGCGATTGCGGTGCCTATGTTGCTAAGTTAAAGGCCAGTTCTGCGGCAGGTGTCGTTTGTCAAGCAGGCAAACGACTTGATCTTAGCGGTTCCGACAGCCGGTCACTTAAAAGCGAGCTGGCCCGCATGTCTAGGCAATTAGCCAGTGACTTGACAACGACTGTACGGTCAGAACTTAAAGAGATTAAGGTTTGGAAGAAAGCCTTGTGCTTTGTCGGTATTGGTGCTTTATGCTTGATTACATTACGTGCTTTGTTTGGCTTGGTTTGGACTATTACGTCCAATTTGTTTGCCATGTTTAAGCGCAACAAGAACACTGTAGTTCCCCAGAGTAATGTTGTTAAGACTAAAGCTCGCAAAAATGCCACCCAACCCAGTTTTCAAGCTGGAGATCCTAACATTGCGTACAATGCTTATAACAACACATATAAGATGTACATTAAAGATTTGGGACCTCTTGTGATTGGGCAAGTGTTGTTTATTAACAACACTTTGGCCGTGCAGCCAGAACATTTTACTTCGCAGGCGGTACGCGTTAACCTTAAGCAAGGATTGCTGCGTGGCGATACCAAGATAACTTTTGTTCATGCTTCACAGAGCCAGCACACTTTCGAAATAACGGTAGACAGATATTTGGCTTACAAACGGCAGACCATGTTAGACAAAGACGTAGAGTTTATCGACTTTGAAGATCAACGCGCTCATAGGAATATTGAACGTTATTTTTTGACAGAGCGCCAGTTGACGTATGTTGGTGGCGAGTGGTCAA